GGACGCGGTCGATTGCTGGTTTTCGCGCCGCGATGCCGAGCCGTAGACGGTCGGCGCATCAGAGACCGGCCGAAAGCCGATCTTGAGCTTGATGCGCTGCCCGTCGGTGCCCTGCTCAGGCGTTTCGAGCGTGGCCTCAAGGTTCGTCCCACGAAAGAAGCTGGCGAAATGGCTGGCATCGAACGCGGCGAGCTCGGGAACGATCGTTGTGGTGAGGCTGTCGAAGGACTGCGTGATCAGATCGAGGTTCGAACCGATCAGCGTGTCAACCTGCTCGAGCGTAATGCCGGGCTGCGCCATCTTGAACAGGAATTCGCCGGAAAAACGCAGCGGCGTGAACCTGTCGAGCACCGGATCATAGCATAGCGCCTTGTCGAACTGGTTGGTGACGCCGTTCACGGATTTGTAGACCCAGATGATGCGCGATGAGCGCGGGTCGGCCTGCCCCATGAACAATTGCGGCTGCGTCGCGTCGAGATCTGTGAAAAATGTCCGGTCAACCCGCTCCCGCCCGATCGGCGTCGGCGCGCCGCCTGGATCGATGCGGTGGAAACCCTTCAACGAGTAGAAAAAAACGCTCGCGCCGGATCGGATCAGGCTCAGCGGGCCATAGATGCCGAGGCCGTCCGCGATCCTTTCGACCTGAAACACGCGCGGGTCGCCGGGAAGGTAGGTCATGCGGCGAATGGCGTTGTCTTGAAAGATCACCCCGGATTCGCCGCCCGCGATGCCGCGGGTAATGCCTCCGTCGGGGAGGTCCTGGGAATCGCTGGAATTGACGCCAGCGGTCCACGAGCTCGCGCCGTTCACGTCGTTGAGGCCAGACCACTGGACCCGGTTCGGCACGGTCAGGAGCCCGGTGAGCACGACAAAGCGGCCAACCACGTCCACATAGCGCGCCTGCGGCGGGCTGCCGGCGAGATTGGCAAAGGCGGTCGAACTCGATACGTCGAACACCTGCGGCGCAACGTTGGCCTGCACCGCGATCACCAGATTGTTGAATTGCGTGAAGGACCACTGATCCGCGGCCGGAACCGCCGAGTAAGGCCCGCCGCCAAGAGACACCTTCGTCCACGCATAGGTGGTGTTGTTGAGCTGGTAAAGGTCGGTCGAAGTCGCGGCGAACACCACCACGGAGCCGTCGGTCTTGTAGGCCGAGAATGCGCCGCGGCATTGCGCGCCGAGCGACTGCGAGATGGCGGTGAGGCTCTTGAATGGACCGTAGCCGTCGCCGCGCGGCACGACGTTGAGCACATTCTGGCCGGTCTGCGCCTCGTAATCGGAAAGGTCGGGGCGATATTCTGCGAACTTGATGACGGGCATTAGAAGCACGTCCCGCGGATGCGGCCCGTTGCCATCCGCGCCGAGGTCTTGTAGTCGAGCCGGTCCTTGTGGGCCTGGATCTGTGCCGACATGCGCGCGGCGCCTTCGGTGTCCTCGATCAGGTTGGAGTAGAGCAGCAGCTTGGCATGGCACCGGATCAGCTGCTCGGCGTCATTGGTCCAGGCGTTGGTGTCGGCATCGGCCGATAGCTCGGTGAGCTTGTAGTGCATGTGCGGCCGCATAGTGTAGACCGCGACCGGCGCCGGCCAGAGCAGGATCTGGCTGTCGATATAGGTATAGGCGCACGGACGGCCATTCCCGGTGGAGGTGCTTTGCAGCCACTCGAATTCGTCGGCCTCGTATTTGTCGAGCTCGTAGGGCCGGCCGCTGTCGCTCAGGAACAGCGCGTCGATGCCGATGATGTCGGGAATTTGCGTCAGGGCCGCGCTGCCGTATGCAGCCTGCCCGATCACGGTGGAGAACGTCATCGACCGCGTGACGTTGAAATAGAAACGCGAGGTCTCGTAGTGCCTAACGGCGTCGAGAATTGCGCTTTTTATTTGGTTTGTCAGGTCGGTTCGCGTGAGATCGGTCGCGATCGCCGTTTGCAGGTCGAGATACGTTCCCATCGTCCACCACCACAGCCTTTGGCTCGGGCGCGGGAGGCGCCGGGGCTACGGCGCGCGGCGGCCGTTCGTCAAGAACAACCGCCGCGCCCGCATAATGCAGCCAGACATCCACCGGCTTAGAGGTCGTTATCGACCACGTACTTGATGATCACGTAGGCCTTGCCGGCGGTCGCCGCGGTGCCGGTCTGAGCGAACTTCGCGAACACCTGAGCGTCGGCCGAGAGCGGACCAAGGGCCGTGCCGGTCGGCTTGATGTTCTGGGTGAGGCCCGTTGCGGTCTCGTCCACGTCACCGGCCGCCACGATGTTGTTGTCGGTCGTGGTGTTGGTGCCGACGGTCAGCACGTTGGTTGTGCCGGCGTTGAATGCCGTCGCGATATGAACGTCGGTGCCGAGGATGATCGCGCCGGCGGGCAGATACTGCTTGCCGACGCCCGACGAGATGCCGGTGTCGTTGTAGTTGATCGCCATGCGCAGATAATGGACCATCTGCACGGACGAGCGGCGGGCGGTGGTGCCTGCGGTTCCGGTAGCCATGTCTTTCGCCTTTCGAAAGCTTCAGGTGAAGGGGCAGCAGCCGCGCTTAGTGCGCGACTGCGTAGGTGGTGGCGGCGATGACCCCGAAGTCCTCGGAGTTGAACACCGACTTCTTGATGCCCCAGACGGTCTGGGCCGAGACGCCGAGCTCGCGCTCGTAGTCGAACAGCTCCTCGATCCACTTGAAGTGGGAGCCCTTCGAGAACTCCTTGCCGAAGCCGACGCAGGCTGCCTGCGCGCCGCAGAACACCGCCCGGCGGGTCGAGGTCTGAGCGGCGCCGGCGTTGGAGATGCCGTAGGGCAGCCGATTCCACTTGTGCAGCACGACGCCGTTGTATTCGCCGAGCGCGCCGGTGTAGATCGGCGACTTCGAGCCGGCGCCGCCAGCGAGGGCGGCCTTCTGGATGTCCAGCCACTGGCCGGTCGAGGTGGAGATACGCATGTCCGTCACCTGGTAGTCGTGCAGGAACATGACGAACTTCTTTTCGCCGTTGACCATGATGGGCCGGATCAGCGGCGACGCGGTGTTGGCGCGCTCCACCAGGGCATCGATGACACCGAGGTTCATGGTCTTGGTGGAATCGCCGTTCACCGTGGCGTCGTCGGTGCCGGTCGTGCGATAGACGCGGTTGGTCGAAGGCGCGGTGATCGCGTTGTTGCCGGTATAGCGGCTATCCGTGACCAGCGTGTTGCCGGCCAGATGGTTCGCCATGCAGGTGTCGAAGCGATTGGCGAACCAATCGGCCAGACCGTCCTTGCCCTCGCTGCGGAGGTTGAACGGAACGCGCTGGGCGTCGATCGAGTTCTTGTTCTTGACGCGAACCGCGTGGGCGAGCTCGTTGATGACGACGCTGTCCGCGTAGGTGGTCAGCGACTCTTCGTTGCCCTGAAGCGTCTGGCCCTCAGTCGCGCCGTCGCCGGTGAGCTGGACGCGCAGGCCGATGGTGACCTTGTCGCCCGCGTTCTGCTCGAACTCGGTCTTGACCTGGATCATGTTCGAGGAGCCCTCGCCCATGAACTTGCCGAAATAGGTGGTCTTCAGAGCTTCGACGTTGAGCTTTTTGGCCCAAAGCTTGTTGGAAAGCGTGTCATTCACGCCATAGGTCGTCACGGACATTTTGCATGTCTCCGCAAAGAGGAAATCGGGTGCTGTGGGTTGACCGCGAGCCGCTGCGATCGAGCGCAACACCGGCGTTTTCCGTCCTCGGTGGAGACGCGCCCCGTGACGTGGAGCGAAACGAAAACGGGATTGAGGCTCCCGCGGGCCCTACGCTTCACTCACCAGATCGACGGCCTCAGCCGCCGAAAAGTCGTCTTGCCTTGGCCGGGTTCTTGTTGCACCAGGCCTCGAATTCTTCCGCCGGCATGGCGATCAGTGCCTCTGCCGTCATCTCAGGGTCGCCGGAGCTACCGCCTGTGTTGGCAAGACTCTTGTTGGCCGCCTGCCCACGTTCGATGGCTTCCAGCTTCTCGGCCGCGCTGTTCTTGCCCTGCTCGGCCGCCGCTTCCTTCTTATAGCCCCGCTGGTTTGCCAGATTGTAAAGCATCTCGGCCGGGCTCTTGCCCCGCTCGAACGCCATCTGTGCGATCGCCATCTCGTCGGCGATGAGCGCATTGTGTAAAGCTTCCGGCGTGTCGTAGCCGATCGCCTTCAATTCAGCCGCGCGCGAATTGAGCAGGTAATTGTAGGCCGCCTTAAAGTCGGGCGCTGCCGCCTCGAATTCGTCGCAAGCCTTCCGATACTTGTCCACAAATACTTTTTGCTCAGCCGCCTGCTTCTCCGAGGCTTCGCGAGCCGCCTTCTGCTCCGCGCTCTCCTTCTTGATGCCGCTCAGCTCTTCCGTGAGGTGCTTCACCGCGCCGAAAATGTCCTCTTCCGGATTCGGCGGACCTTTCGGCTGTTCCTGCTGCTGCTCGCCGGGCAGCTTCAGGCGATCGATGATCGAGAACTTGCCCTTGAGCTCGGCGATCTGCTTCTCGTACTCGGTGAGCTTGCTCGAAAGCTCCTTGCGGGCCTTCTTCTCCTCCAGGAACGTTGCCAGCGGGACGTGATCGTTCTTGGGAGCGTCGCCGGGCTTCGCTTCGCCGGCTGCTGGCTTGGCCTCGCCGCCGGTGCCAGCGTCGCCGCCTTCTGCCGGGATGGTCTTTTCGCCGCCGCTCGAGAAAAACGCCTCTTCATCCGCCGAAAGCGTCGGTGTGCCGCCGGCGTCAATGACCTCTGCCACTTCAGACATTCGCTTGCCTTCTGCCGAAACTGTCGGCCCAGAGAACGCGGAAACCGCCGCGCGCGGGAATCCGGCTTCGCACCGGAAGGACGCTCTGGTTAACCCGGCTCAGGAAGCGAGAAGTAAAACGGCCTCTTCCTCGCGGCGGCGGCGGCGCACCGCGGCGACGCGCGCGGTATCAGTTTGGCGCTGCGCCTCCATGGCCGCCATATCGACCATTGGCGCCGACGGCATCGGCTGCACGGCGGGGAACGGCGCGAAGCGCGGCGCGGTGCGGCGATCGACCGGCGCCGGGACCTTGCGCGTGATCGCGTTGAGTTGCTTCTGCCGCTCGAGTTCTTCCAGGAAATGGCCGACGCCGCCGGTGTAGGAGGTATCAACGCCCGCGCCGGTCCAGATCAAGGGCGTGTTGGCGCCAGCAACAACGAACGAGCCCGCCTCGGCCGCTCCGGTAATGTTATTGGCGATCTGGCCCGTGAGAGCGTAAGATCCGGCCTGGACGTTCTCTGCGGTCGTGAAGGTCTGCGCCGCGCCGGTGACGGTGAATGATCCGCTCGCAACACCGAAGACTTGGGAGATCGACGGCGCGGTGAACGTGAATGCGCCGGCCGCCGTGGCCTCGGAAAGGCCAAAGGTTGCGGCCTGGCCGGACATGGTGAAGCTGCCGGACACCGCCGGCATCGAGAGATTGCCGCGCTGGATCTGCGCCAGCGCGAGCCGCCCGAGAGCGTCAAAGCCAAATAGCGACATGGCTCATGTGCTTTCGTAGACGCCGGAGGCGACGAAACGGGACGTAGCGATAAGACTGGAGCCGCAGCGCGCACTCATCTGCGTCAGGCTGCCCGGGTTGATATAGAAGAAGATGCCTGCGCCGACGGCCACGTATTCCCAGCCTGCGCCTCCAGCCGGTGAATTGGCCGTGACCGGAAGGTTAAAGTTCAGCACGCCGCCCGCGGTCCATGTTCCGGTCGTGATCGTAAAGTCGATTTCCCAAAAGACGACCTTGCCGAACTGCTTGTATTTTGCGCTGTTGACCGTCCAGGCGGAGACGCCAGATACGGAAGGAGATGGCGTGAAGGTCGTCCACGCCGTGTTCGAAGGCAAATCCTCCGCGAGCGCGACAACTGCGACTTGCGGCGCCGCGGAGAAGTTGATCTTGGAGGTGGTACCGGACGAATTGAACAGGACGGCAGCGCGCGTCAAAACGCCTGTGCCGCTGTTGTAGACGCCTGTCCCCACCTCCCATTGGCTCAGGTCCGCGCTTTCGGCCCGGTAGCTGTAGGTCGCGCCATTGACCGCGCCGGCCACGCTCGGGCTCTGATAGCCTTGGACCGCGCTTGAATAGGTCCAGTCCGTCGTTCCGCCGGCGGTTGGGTTGAATCGGCAGACGTCGATGAAAGATGAAGCCATGGCTATGCGAAGGTGAAGACGCCGGCGCTCGGATCCAGCGCCACGGTGAAGCTGTTGCCGTTCGTGACGTTGATCTCCGCGCCGTAATCGTACCAGCCAATGAGCGGATCGGCCGGCGAGGTCGGTGTGTCGTTGTAGAGCACGGCGTAGCGGAATTGCGCGATCGATCCGCCCGAGGCGGTGAAGACGACCGGCGACAGCACCAGCTTGTAGGTGCCGCTCGACTGGTTGCCGGACACGAACGCGGCCGCCGAGCCGCCAGCGGTGTAGCCGCTGCCGGCCGAGATCTCCGTCAGATCGGCTTTCACCGCATTGGTAGCGACAGGCGCCACGTCGGTGAGCATGATCTTGAGCGTGTCAGAATTGAGGTTGTGAACCTTCGTCGCCATGTCCTTGACGAACTGGTTGAACTTGTTGAATGCGGCCACTATTGCGCTCCCATCGGTGCGATGCCGACGATCTCACCCGTCTGGGGATCGCGGATCAGCCTCTTCGGCGTGTTGAAGGCGGTCGCGAGCGTGTTCATGTCGCGCCGCATTTCCTGCATGAAGGCCATGATCAGGGCCGCGCTGTCGCCGCTCCGGCTTTGCACCGGGTTGCCCTCGGCATCGGTCGGCGGCGGCGCCGTGAGCGCCTTGATCATGGCGCTGTGCTGCGCCTCTTCCGCCGCGATCTTCATCTTGACTTGGCTTTCAGCCTGCATCTGCGCAATCTTGGCGTCCGATTGCTGCTTGTCGTTCGCGATCTTGGCCTGCGCCTTGTCGTTCTCGAGCTTGAGCTCGGCATCGCGCTGCTGCTGCTCCGGATCGGGCTGCTCTCCGGCCTGCTTGATGCTGTCCGAGATGTCCTTTTGCGCCGAGGTCGGCAGCGGCGAGTATTTGAGCAGCGCAAGCCATGTCGCGGGCGGCAGCATCTTGCCGATGACGGGCAAGATCTGCTGGAGCATCGCCCAAGTGGCCTCTTTCTGGTTCGCCGAGGTCGGGCTCTCGTCCACGATCACGTCGTATTGGGTCGAGCCGTTGAACGCACCCTCCTTGATCAGCGGCACGAACTGTGCCTCTTCCGGCCCCTCGATCTTGATCAGGCGGCCGTCGGAGAGATAGTGCTCGATCAGGTATAGCATGAGCCGGCCCTGCTCCTTGCGGTACCGGCGCAGGCTGTCGAATAGCGGTTGAAGGATCGTCAAGGCCGACTGCTTGCGCTGAAGGTCGAGCGCCGCGGCCTGGCCGGCAGATTGCTGCATGCCGAGGATCTCGACATTGACGCCGGACACATCGCGGAGCGACTGGTTGGCGTATTGCATCAGCTCGAACGAGCCCTGCGGGAACTGCGACACAGGCTTGGCGATGAATTTCGGGTTGGCGCCAGAAAGCGCGCCGCTCTTGAGATAGGTCACCTGGTCCTGGTGCGCCCAAGAGGACTCGCCGGCGGCATCGTTGTCGAAGAACCCGCCCCGCTCGACGGCAATGCCGCCCTTCGCGGTCGTGTTCATGATGTGCATGGTCTGCGACATCCACTTGTTCGACCAGCGCGCGGGGTCCTTCATCGCGCGCACGATGCCGAAGAAGCTGTTCTTGTTCCGGTCGCGCTTGCCGGTCATGCACTTGAAGGAGAAATGGTCCTTGCAGGGCGCGTCGCCGACCTCGAGAAGCACATTGCCGAGATAGGCCTGCCGGTAGACCTTGCGGGTGGTCTTGGTGAACTTCAGTTTAGCGCCAACCATCTTGGCCTTGGTGCTGAGCTCCTTGAACTCGTCGGCGTCGAGCGTCAGGATGGACTGCGGGTTGGTCGGGTCGAGCACCAGATAGGCCGGCACGCGCTCCCACCACTGGATGCGGACCATGGTCACGCAATCCTCGTCGCCATCGTCCTCGCCGGTGCGCTCCTCCTTGTCATAGGAGCGGTTGTTGTTGTGGTGCGGCTCCTCGCCGTCCTTCTCGCCGCCGAGCCATGTGGCGTTATAGTCGCTGTCCTCGAACGGGCGATCTGGATCACCGGGGCACAGCGCGCGCGCCTCTTCGATCGGCACGTCGCGGCGGATATGGAAGACGCGTCGGGTGTCCGCCAGATTGCGCTTGCGCGCGCTGCTGTCCCAGCCCATTTCGAGCGGGTCGATGCGGTCGATCTTGGGATCGCCCTCGGGGTTGTCCTCGTAATCGAGCCTGGTCTCGGTCCAGCCCATGCCGCAGACGACCATGT